CAGCAGATTAAAGGAGAAGATAAAAATGTTTACTATTAAAATTAAGTATCATAATGACAAACTCGAAAGAATTAAGAAGTTTGCCAAAGGCGATTGGATTGACCTTCGTGCAGCCGAGACCGTTGAATTAAAGGCTGGCGAAAGAAAAATTATCTCCCTTGGTGTTTCTATGAAGTTACCCGATGGATATGAGGCACACGTTGTTCCTCGTAGTTCTACCTGCAAGAAGTGGGCAGTATTGCAGACCAATCATATGGGCGTAATCGACAACTCTTATTGCGGTGATGGAGATGTATGGGGAATGCCGGTGCTTGCGCTGGAGGACACAGTTATCAATCTGAATGATAGAATTTGCCAGTTCAGAATCGTTGAGAAGCAACCCGACCTTGAATTCGAGGAAGTTGACCATCTTGACGGTGAAAATCGTGGTGGGTTCGGAAGTACAGGCACAAATTGATTCAAGAAATCATCGAGAGAATACAGCACAAGATTGATGCTGAAACAGCCTGTAATATGAGCAAAGAGCAAGAACAGTATGTGGTCGGCTTGGCTGATGCACTTCAAATAATTGAAGAATACACGGCGGAGCAACCGCAAATAGGGAAGGCGTATTATGTAATCGTAAACAATGAGACACCTTATGTAGAGCAAATGTATCTCTACCGTATTAACAACAAAACAAAAACCACATACTGCTTCTCTCGAAATAAACAAAACCCAAAACCAGACCTCGTGTTGAGTAGCAGACAAGGCATGAAATCAAGAGTATTCAATACATATGAAGAAGCGCAAGCCGGAATACCGTACTTTGTTTGCCTTCAACTGGAGGCAAAGGAGTTTCGATGGAAAAGACCAAAACTGTAAAACCCAGCAAAAAGACAAAAATGATTTGTACGAGTGTGTTTGGAAATCAGAATTTCAAAGACCTCTACATTGAGTATGTCAAGTCAAAAATTAAATAATACATAGTGGAAGGCGGTTGACAAAACGATGATATTGTGGTATAATATTATCTGTCAACCGCTTTGCTCGGAAAGGACAAGATGAACTATAAAGAGCAAAGAAAAAGTTACCTCGCTGCACTCTATGCACGTTTAAGCGTTGACGATATGCAAGATGGTACAAGCGTATCAATCGAAACACAGAAAAAGATACTCGAAGATTATTGCAAAGCCAATAATATTGAGATTTATGATTTCTACTGTGATGATGGCTACACTGGTACAAACTTCAATAGACCAGACTTTCAACGGTTGTTGAGAGATGCAGAGAGCAAAAAATTTAATATGGTTATTGTCAAGGACTTATCGAGGCTTGGCAGAGAGTATATTGGTGTCGGAAAATATATTGAAGAATATTTTCCCGAAAGAAATATAAGGTTTGTAGCCATTGGAGACGATTACGATAGTGAATGCCGCAAAGGAGACCTCGACTTCATCGTTCCTATGAAAAACCTTTTCAATCAATTCTATCCTGCGGAGTGTTCTCGTAAAGTTAGACAAGCATTCAAGGCAAAAGCATCAAGGGGCGAGTTTATCGGTTCGCAAGCACCTTATGGATTTAAGAAAAGTCCAGAGGACAAGCACGTTCTTTTGATTGACGAAACAACTGCTCCGGTAATCGTCCGTATCTTCACATTGATAGCATATCACGGATATGGTTATACAAAAATCGCAAGATTATTTAGTCAGGAGAAAATTCCTACTCCGTATGCTCTACAAAGAAGAAATGCAAACAAGCCTTGTGACAAAGACCCTTATGATTGGAATTTAGGAACAATTTCCGCAATCGTTCACAATGAAACTTATCTCGGAAATCTTGTAAGTGGCAAAAGAGAAATTCTCTCTTTCAAAAACAAAAAGGTTATCAAGAAAGACAAGAGCGATTGGATAGTCGTTGAGGGTATGTTCCCACAAATCATTTCACAGCAATTATGGGATGATGCACACAGAAGAATCCAAGAGAGAAAGAGAAGTACACAGAGCGACTTCTGCAATATCTTTGCTGGGTTAATAAGGTGTGACAAATGTGGGAAAATTTTAGGTCTTTCGTCCAAGAGAGATAATAACCCATATTATTGTTGTGAGACTTACAAGAAAAAGGGAAAAGACAGATGCACCGCACATTATACCTTGTATAATGATGTCTACAACACGGTTCTTGAAAATCTCCGCTCGACAGTTGCAAGCATAAGAGCAGGGCAGTTTGATTTTGATAATCAAGTTGCAGCACAAGTAATGTCGGAGTTTCAGAGCGGGAATAGTTGCCAAGCAACCATTGAAGAACTTGAAAAGCAAATCGAAAAACTTAACAAAAGATATGAGCAAATGTATCAGGATAGGTTGGACGGAGTAATATCCCTTCAGCGATTCAAAGAACTTGTTGCCGGAGATGAAGAAAAGCAAGAGCGACTTCAAAAAGAACTCGATGCTTTAAGAGCAAGAGAAGCAGCAAGAGAGAACGAATTCCAATCCTTGCAAGCATTTGTCGAAAAGGTTAAGCAGTTCGGAGATATTACGGCTCTTGATAAGGTTCTTCTAAATACTCTGATTGAAAAAATCGTAATCGGAGAAAGGCAACTCGTAGATGGCGAGTACACGCAAGAAATTACAATTTATTATAAATTCGATAATAAATTTCAAAAAGCCTCTTGACAAAACAAAAATAATGTGGTATAATACCACACGTAATAAAAAATTGACTTCTCTAACTGCATCACGCAGTCGGCTGTTTGAAGTAGAGAAGTAGAGTAAAGCGGTTGATTTTAATTTAATATTCCTCGGTAGCTCAGTCGGTAGAGCGCATGACTGTTAATCATGATGTCACAGGTTCAAGCCCTGTCCGGGGAGCCAGTTTGCTTCTGACGTTAAGGAGGAAACAGAGATGAGTGTAGCGATACACTCATTTTTGTTTTTAAGGCGCAAAAATTAAGGGTTATAAGAATATTTCATCTTATAACCCTTTTGTTATGTTTTCAAATTATTCAACTAATTGCCAGCCAGCAGGATATGCTTCTGGACTCCATACGTTGTTATCTATAAGACTTTCATAGATAGAGCCATTATACTTAACTTTGTCACCGATGCTATAAGCATTTGTGGAATCAGGCTGTTCCCAATCGGGAATTTCATTTTCGCTTGGAATCAAAACCTTTGCCCATAAACTGCTCGCATCTATTGGATTCCAACCTTCTTGTGCCGTATGTTCTTGCAAACATTTGTAAAGAATACCGTTATATTGTACTCTATCTGCTACGGCATATGTATTTGTTTTATCCCAAGAAGGGAATAACTGAACCGCTTCCAATGCGGCACTATCTTCCATTCCAGACGAAAGATTTTCGATGTGCGCTCGAAGTTTTCTTGCTTGTTCTAAAATTTCACTCATTTTGTCGCCCCCACAAGTATATCATATGCTGCCGCCTTTTGCTCTGCAATCGTGGTATATTCATCAACGATTGTAACAGTACAAAGTGGCTCATCTCCGTTTAATCCATCTTCTTTTGTTCTATAAACCATATCAGTATAAGAAGTTACAATAGTTTCTTCCGATGTGGCTTCTCCATTTTCATCAATTACTTTTACTGTTGCCTTATGAGGAACTTTCACACAAATTCCCTCTGCATCACTTTCTTCGCAAGGAATATAGCAACCATTTGCGTGTTTCTTTATCCATACGATAAGTTCGTAATCACCGACCACAGTATTATTGCTTTCAATATGATACATAAGTTACTTCCTTTCTACGCCGACAAGTCCAGCGATATAGTTTAGTGTAATTAAATCCGCATTAAAAAAGGCATGATTCCACAGCCAATGGTCTGCGTGTTCCTGCCTCTTGTATGCTGCACAAGTTTTGTCACCCCAAACCCTATCCCATCTTTCTTGGTGGTTTTCTTCTTGTTTAAGGGCGTTCTGAATGCCTTGTGTTAATTTTCCTCTGTCCAACCCAAAGCCATCATCGTTTCTCGCAAAATACTGGTGAGCATTTTCACTCGTAACCACACATAATGGCTTATTGTTGTAATATAGCATTCCATTTACAGACTCGCATTCTGTGCCATATGGTAAATTAACATTACCACAAATAGCCTTTTCCTTGAATCGTCTATGTACTATATATTTCATTTCTTTCTCCTTGTTCTTTCTATTTCTAAAATTCTCAATCTTTTCGGAAGAAAATCCATAGATTGCGTAGAACAACCTACGGAGTCTTAATAGTTTTTTATGGTCATTATATTTTTCAAAATATGCAAGCATACCATTTACTGAACACCATAAATCATCTGCCGACATTTCACCATTATCAAATCTATTCTTAAATGATTTGATTTTTCTTCTCGCTCTTTTCATTGATGTTCTGTTTCCGTTGATAATTACTTTTCCTGTTTCTGTAAGGATATATTTTGCCTTGCAATATCTAAATGGTTTTGTTAAAGGAATTATTTTTGATTTGTTTGTGCTTATTGTCAATCCCATAGCATTGACCTTATTTAGCACTATCTCCATAATTTCTTTTGCATCTCTATCGGGCGGCACGATTATATAATAATCGTCCATATAATGACCAGCACCTTTTAATGATAATTGACACTTGATATAATTATCTATTGCAGAGGGTAGAGCAATCATTTCTGCTTGGCTTGGTTCTACTCCAAGAGGCATACCAACTCCGCCCTTTACTGAACCGACAATTCTATCGCCAAATACTTTTAATTGGTTATCAAAAATGAAGTGGTCATGCCGTTTATAAATCTCCGAATGCGGAGCAGAGGGAAAGAATTGTTTGAAATCCATCAGAATAATACTTCCATTACGACCATATTTTCTATAATGGCTTCTTAATTCGGATTTCAACATTTCTTTTGAAAATTCAAATCCTTTGCCTTCAAGACTCGCACCGTTATTATATATCATACTTGGAGTATATAACGGCAAAAGCACATTCTTGGTATAAGCCTTATGTACCTGTCTATCTTGAACTCTCGGAGCATCTATCGGTCTTGTTTTACCTCTTTCTGTCAAAAGGAAATGAACATATGCACTTGGTTTCCATTTGCCAGATTGGATTTGTTGTACTCTAACCGCAGTTCCGGAAAATAAGTGCATTTCAAATCTTTGAACACTGTTTTTCCAACGTACTGCATTACAGCATTTCTTTCCTGCTTTATATAACTCACCATACGATAATGCGTTTTCTATTCCGCCTATCGAATCACTTCTCATTTTTCGTTTTAGTTCACGTTTTGCCTTTCGGCGTTCATATCTTGCTAAATGTCTTTCTTGACTATTCATAATTAAAGAGTTTTCACCTTTCGTACAATTATAATATAGAGTGCGGCTAAATTGCTTTGCCATTACACATAAAATAGGATTAAGCACAATATCCTCCTACTATGCAAGAAGCGTTCGTGCAAGGGCATCAAAAGGTAGTTTTGGACTAAATAATCCGGGAAGTATCTCTCCTTTCACATAGGTCTTTAATTCAAATAATTTACTATGTTTGACCCAAAATAAGATGTGAAATCCGGAGCCAGACCATTGGCATTGTTGGCGTTGTTATTGTTGGCGTTGCCGTTCGTGTTGACATTGCAGAAATTGTTGTTGTTGTTGTAATTAGCAGAACGCTCCCACCAATTCACAGCAGAGCCGACACACGACTAACATTTTACAGAGACACACCCATATTTATTATATTTTAATAAATTTTAATCACTATTTGTCGCATCTTCTTGTTTTGATGCGGAGTTTTGTTTTAGGCGGTTTTTATCACTTTTGAGAACATTTGATAAATAATTATTTTCTTTATCAATCTTCTCTCCAAGTGATTGCGCCATATTTTCAAGTTTCTTAACAGCATCTTTTGCTTGTACATCTTTGCCGTTTAAGGTAGAGAAGCAACCTTGCGGGTTTAACATCATAATCTCATAACAATGTGCTAAATGCACATCGAGTGCCATTAAAGATGCTCTGGCTTCTAATAGATGCTTTTCACGTAATTCTATACGAACCGAATCAGACGGAAAAATGCTGTTTGCTTTTTCTGCATTATCAAGGACTTCTGATGCCAACCTCATAACATCCGGCGATAATAGACGAGAATATCTTGCAGATAGTCTCGTGAGAAATTGCATTGTTTCGGCAAATATTTCATTTGCCGTATTTATATATTCGGCTTTACTTTCAGACCGATGAATTTTAAGGACTGACATCCTTTATCTTCTCCTTTTGAATTGTATTAAAGAAACCCACCCACTTTCGTGAGTGGATTTCTTTGATTGGAATGGCGATTAGACTTTGAAAGCCGGAGCCAGACCATAGGCAATGTAGGCGCGGTTACCGGTGGCGCTGCCGCCCGTGTAGACACGGCAGAAATTGCAGTAGTCGTTGTAAATAGCAGAA